TCCACAGCGTATCCGGCGCAGTGGACCCGGAAGCACTTGGAATGCCAAGCCAGTACTGATGCTGTTGCGGCCACACAATTGACGTGAACGACTCTGGGTCATCCTTCGGCACACCGGACAATGCAGGCACCTTATCGGACAACGCACGTTGCATGAACTCCCCAACTCCACCCGTGGTTGCCTGCAGCGACGTAACACCCTGCGCACCAAGAAAGAAGATGTCATCGCCCACTTGCTGAATTGTCCACGACGACACACATCCGACATTGGTTGCGTACGGCACAATCTGCCACTGGTTAGCATCCGTCAGCGGTGAGCCCGGTACCAACATGTAGATCGCATTCAGCTTGAAGATGAACAAGCGACCACGCCAAGCCTTGATACCCGTGATCGGCCCGAACTCGTCGCCCCCCACCGGAATCGTACCAGCGCCTGAAGCACCGGCAGTCGTCCAATCGATGGAATCACCAACTGCGCAGTAGTCGATGTCCGTGGTTCGATCAGACGGAACAATGAAAATACGACGCGTACCTGGGAAGTACTCGATGAACTTCCCTTCCGGTGCATTCGCGAGTGCGATAGCGTTTCCGCCCAGCGTCGGGATCTCAATAGGGTTGACAAAACCCGAAGCGTTGGTAGCCTGATTCACACCAATCGCCTTGTTGTCCATTTGCACCCACTGCCACTTCGCCCCATCCGGTAGCGACAGCGCGTTTGTCACGTCAACGTAGCTGTCGAACCCAGGAAAGGGAAACGAGTACAGCTGATTGCCCTTTGGCACAATGATGTGCGGATTCGCCGCACCGGCCGGGAAGTGCTCGAAGGGTGTACCCGGCACACCGGCGTCCCACGCGGGCGTACCACCGGTACCAGGAGTGGTACCGTATCCCCTGGTCAACCCGTTGCGCGTACGCAGGTTGCCAAGATCGTCCAGCTCATAGTTGGTGGCATCCGCCAGTTCGTCGTCCGCAATCGACTCGGCGGGCAAACTCTGATTGATCCCACCGGCAAAGCTGGTGAGCTGCGCCTGTTGTGGCATTTACTGGTAGTCTCCCGGTAGCCGCAGGAAGCTGCTGCCACGACGCCCAGAGAGGTTGACTCGTGCTATCTGTCGTGACTTGTTGGCGGGCGCCATGTGTCGCTTGCGCGCTACGCTTAGCGCACGAATGTACCTACCGCGAAAGCCAGCAGCGCGCTGTACGTCTGCTGTGTTTTCGTAGTACGCCTCGTTAACTAGGTAGCCGATGAGACGCTGCATGTCGGGCGGAATCATGTACTCATCGGTGCTGTCCGGTAGGATCGTCTCAACGACACCACCCAGCACCTGATAGGACAGGTCCGCAGTACTAGGCACCGGCCACAACCCTATCAACATATCATCTGACGAATCGATACCTGCCGGGTACCAACACGTCACCGATCCACCCTCGGTCAGATCGTAACCGCGAGATATCAAATCAGCGCGGCTCACTTGACGCAGCGGAGCTTCACCCGCCTTGGACACCCATTCGATGTCCCACACACTCTGCGGAGAAGAGTAGACCGCCTGCGTCGCGATTGTCGTGACCGCACCGAGCACGGATCGAAACGGCCACTCGTCTGCAAGCAGCTCCTCCAGCCCCTGCGCCACCCAGGAACGAAACGACTCAGACACGTCAAGGTCGGAGTAGTTCTCTCCGACCAAGACAGCGTACTTCGCGGCAAGGCTATCTACGGTGACCATTTAGTCGCCTCCCGGCGCTGCCGGTGCCTGCTGCGTGCTCTGCAGTCCACGTTTCGACATCAGCTGCGAGCCCGCACGCGGTGCGCCCGTGAACCGGCCGTTGAGCAGCTGCAGCTTCTGGTCAAACCGGTTCAGCATCAACGTGGCAGCTTCCAAATTGTTCTCGTTGTACCTCACCAGTCCGCGAATACCAGAGCGAGAGATCGTGATGAACTCTTCCGGTAGCGGAATCTCATCCGTGAGCGCCAGAGCGGCGGGGCGCTTCAATCCGAACACCGTCAACGTGTCCGTCTGTACCCCACCAGGCACACCCCAAACTGCAATCTGCAGCGCACCGGAAGCACTGGCGCCATACGGGTACCAAGCGGTCGGTACGTCCAACGGCCCCGGTGGGGTCACCAAAACCGGGTACAGATCCTCTCCCCTGCGCACCAACTGTTGAATTGAAACGAGCGCCAATCGTTTGTGGTTGGCATCGTGTCGAACTTCCACGATCTCTGACATCGTAACCGGCATATCGTAGATGTAGGTGGCATCCACCAACGTCACAACATGTCGCGTGTTCTGATGCGCCCATCTGCCCGACATGATGATATCGTCTATGACCTCCTGGGCGAACTGAACAAACTGATCACGAATGTCGAGGTCGCTGATTTCCTCACCGAACTCCAGGCCCATTTCCTCGGCCAACTGTAGTATCGTCACCTACCTATCCTCCTGACGCAACCTATACGGGCTGCGGCTTGTGCAACGCCGACTTCGGAATCGCGTCGTAGTCCACGATTGCCTCTTCGCTCATCGCACCACCGTGCACATTTCTGATGTGCCGTTGCAGTGCGCGCATCGCGGTCTCCTGCGATTCGCTGTCCAGCTCGTTCCATTCGGGAACCTCGTCGCCCTCTGTGGGAACCAGCATGTCGAAGCCGCACGAAAGACACGTACTCGGCGTTGCTCGCACGATCACACGCACAGTGGACGTACGGTCCACACGAACAGCGCGTTTCACCCATAGCGGGTCATTGGGATCGCGGGGCTTCGGCAACTGCTCTTCGATTTCCACGTTGCGCTCGGCCAGCGCTGTGTTCTCTTCTTCCAGTGCAGCAATTCGGGCCAACAGATCCGTCACTGCCGGGTCGCTAACGGCCCGCTCTTGTAGCTCTACGAACTCAGGATCGGAACGACTATCGCCCTCAACGATTGCGACCTCGACGGGCGTGTCCTTCTCTACGTTTTTGCGCGGCATGTTGTTATCTCCCTTTGAGAAAAAAGCGTGAGGGCCGACGAACGATCGACCCGACCCCACGAATTGGGCTAAGCGGTAATCCCGCTAATACGCCCGAGCTGATCGCTCTTGAGCGTAGTGATGTTACCCGCGAACAGAACCTGGGACACCTTGGCGTCCTGGTTCTGCGGCTTGACGAAGGGGCTCGACACAAAGTCGCGACCGGTACCGATGACGAATCTGAGGAAGTCACTCCGCAGAAACAGCATCTCTTCGGCCGCAAGGTCGTCATCGAACACAATCGGCACACCCTTGAACTTGAGGTTGATGAAGCCAACGTCGCCCAGTTTGGTGTCCTGGGTACGCAGCTTGTCGCCCTCGATGTTCGCCTCGTACTCCTCGTAGAGCGTGCGAGTCGTAACGATGAGGTCGGGAGTGTGCTTGCCGATGGAGCAGTTCAGGAACATACGCCGCATGGCCGCGAGGCCCATGACGCTGTTACCCTTCGTTGCACCGAAGGTCGTGGCGCTGCCGCCATTCACCTCAGTGTCGAAGTCGAACCACTGGTTCCGCCAGAAAGTGTTGGCAGCGTCACTGCGGTCGATACCGCCGTACGTGCTCCACGCAGTACCGTCCTCAACGGCGATGCCCAGACCCGTGAGGTCTTTGCCACCGTTGGCAGTACCGACAGCAAACAGCTGTGAGTTGATCTCCAGCTGCATGCTGATCTCCAGCTGCTTGATCTTCGCTTCGAGCAAGCTAAAGATCCGCTCCGCGCCGGAGTTTTCGAACTCTTCCTGACCGGAAATGGTGACCGAACCTGCCACGTATTTCCAGACGTACTCCGCAGCGGTGATACCAGCCTGCGGTGAAACGTCCAGAATATCGTAACCAGAGTACGAACGAACGGTCGAGTTGCTGCCGTACAACAGCGGCTGAACGATGGATCGACCACCTTTCTTGGAGTCGACATATCCCTTCGAGCGCATGAGCCACAGCAGGGCGTTGTGCCCCATGAGGTTCTCTTGCAGCTTCTTGTGGTACTTGCGAAGGGTGGAAGTGACGATAGCGTCGAATGTTGGGTTACCAGCCATTTCGTCTCTCCCTAGAGAATGAAGATCGCAGCCAGGTTAGAGGACTGCGCACCTTCTTGGATTGCGAACACGCCGTCGGCCGCACCAGGCGTGGCAGCGTCGTTCAGAAGACCGTTCGAACCGGTCACAGGCATGAGCCGTGCGGCGGTCGTCGGGCCGGTTTCGACACCAGCGCTGGCAACGGATCCGTGAGTCTGGACCCAACCAAAGCTGTTGTCGGCTATGACGGTATTGGCTACAGCCCAAGCTGCACCGGCACCCGCGAGGGGCGCGCAGTCGAAGCCAGCCGCATAGACGATGATGTCGCCCACGGCGAACGCGCCGTTGGCTTGTACGTACACGAACACATCACCGGTGTTCGATACGACACGCGTGCCAAGCGTGTGTTTCTGGACAGTCCCACTCTCGACAAGATCGTTGCCGAGCGACGGGGTGCCCGAAAAGGCAAGTCCATCATTGGAGCCCATTTGGCCCTCCTAAGATCCCGAAGCGACCTCGCGCATGCCCGCTCTAATAGCGTCGCCTACGTCGTTGACCTCTTCAGAATCGGTTGTGTGATCTTCGTCCCCTGACACCGACACAGGACGCTTCAGTCGCTGCGCTTTGTCACGCAAACGCTTCCGCTCCTCATCGGCTACTTCGGGCTTCCCAACGCTGGGTGTCACCTTGCCGCCTTTCGGCTGCACATTCGGATCCATGTTGGGTTTGCCAAACAGTTCCACTGCGGTTGCGAACGCGTCCTCGAAGGACAACTCAGCGTCTTTGTTGAGTAGCTGAGCAGCGGCGTTCTTCAGGGCGGCGTTCGCAGGATAATCCACCTCCGGGTGTGCCTCTCTGAATGCTGTCAGTTCCAACACCAACGCTCTGTCCTCCATGGCGGTCTGTACTGCAGGTAGATCGATCCCCTGAAGCGCCTTCGTGATTCCTTCATCAATCTGGCGCTGGATGTCGGATCGATCGGTGTCCGGTTGATCGAGGTCATCGAGATTCGTGTCCTCCGACGAGGATGAATCTCTCTTACCACGTCCCGCAATCTCCCCTTCCAGTCGTGCGACTGTCGTCTGCAGCTCCATGACCATGTCGGCCGCTTCGCCGAGCTGCTTGTCCTTGAACGACTGAAGTTCACGATAACGTGTTTCGGCCACAATGAGAGGATCGTCGTTGCCCCCGGCGTCGGCGTCTGCACCGTCACCATCGTCGTCGTCATCACTGTCGTTGTCATCGTCTGGGGTGTTGGAGTCATCGTTATCGTCCGCTTGCGTGTCGTCCACAACGTCGTCCCCGTCAGGAGCGTCGTCGTCTTCGGTGCTTACAGCCGTGCCGATTTCCAACTCGCCGGTATCTGGATTCACTTCGGCAGTAAGACCTTCAAACTCCGAAGTTCTCCATTCCACTGGCAGATGCGATTCATCAACCTTCGTTTCCTCCGTACCTGTGTTTTCGTCCGTCATTTCGCAGTCTCCCTGGTAGTCACAACTAGCCGTGCGCCTGGGTGTCCCGTTCCATCACATCGATGGGCGGGGGTCCGCTCGCTACGTCAGTCGTTGTTGAAAATTCCTCCGAGTGCATCGCCTCATCCAGAACCTCTGGAAAAATCTTGTCCAGCTCAACCCGACGCTCGACGTCCTGCGCTTTCACTCGGTCCTTCCTGTTGTTCTCTGTTTCCCTTCGCGTTCCTGGTTCCACCGGACGTTGACCGGTGATCTTGTAAAACTGCTCAGTTCCATCCTCTATCTTGATTGCAGCAGCGGAAGGAATCAGCTCTGCCTTTCGACCGTTGATCACGTACCACTTCGGCGGATCGAAGCCACTCATGATGACCTCTTCCACCGAACCGTCCGCAAACCGGTATTCTCTGATCGGCACTATGTTAGCCTCCCTGCGATCCCACGTTCACACCTTGTCGGTGTATGCTGGCCTTCGCCGGATTCGTAGACGCCTCCGAAGAGCTGCTCGCACCACCGGTGTCGTCCGGGGGCGGTGGCTCCACTGCAATGAAGAAACGATCCAGCTCAACAGTCTTCTGATATGGCTCCAGCGACCACTTGAACAATTCGGCCAGGTTTACCTGCATGCCCTGCTGTGCCATGAAGGGCGCAGCCGCAACCGCACGCTCGAAGATGTTGGCGCGATTTGCGCGCTCGACCTCCGGTGGTTCCTCACTGCGAGACGTAGACTCGAATTCGAGATCGTACTCACCTTTGATGTCTTCCGGCGAGATCGTCAGCCAAGAGTAATCTCCCCGATCTCCGGTAACGCGCACGACCTGTTTCGTCTCCATGTTCGCACGAATGTGCTGCACAATCTGCCGACCAACGGCGTCCGTCAGTTCATCCAAAAGTGCAGTACGTCCCGCAGTCTTGATCCCGGCGTTTCCTACCCGCGCCTGCACCTCACGTGCACTGGTTCTCGAAGGCAAGGCACCACCCTGTTGCAACGCGTCCTGTCCCGTGAGCAGTCGGATGTCATTCATGATCACACCGTCAACACGATACAGATCCTGTGGCAACGGTGGGTTAGCCAGAACACGGAGGTTACCTGGGATGCGCTCTTTCACGTATGCGCTCTGCCCATCCAGCAGCTTCTCCAGTTCCTGCTCGTCCACCCCATCATCGGCGATGGCGTACTTACGTGCACCGAACTCACGGATGTGCTTGAACTCCGCGCTCCGAACACGGTTCAACTCCAACTGCTGGTCGCGCATTACTTCCGGTACACCGAGACCGTTGACTTCGTCGTTGATTTCCTGATACCGCCATTCCAAGTACGGCAACCCGTCCAGGTACGGATAGGGGTTCTTCTCCTCCATCAGTGGCTTGTCCACACCCATAGCGAAAAGCCACACCTTGTTGTACTTCTTGTCCCACACCTCCACGAGCACAATCAGCTGCTGACTTGTACTGATGTCTGCCTCCAGCTTCTTGTCCTCAGACATGATGTCCTCACCCTTCTTGGAAAGGAAATCACTGACCGTCTGTGCAGTCTCTCGACCGCTCTTCAACTTACCGCGAACGGCCTTGCTGTAGCTCGGATTCTCCACTACATCCTGTAGCCGCTGGAACATCACCTCAAACGCCCAACGCGCACTCTCTACATCGAAACCCGGTGCACCCGGCTCGCTGTAAAAACGCTTGGGGTTAATTCGCTGCATGTGCGGAGCATCCCAACGAATCGAATCGTTGTACGCGACACGGTCGTCTCCAGGTTCACGCGGCTCTGCCTCCTCCAGCTCGAAGCGATAACCGGTCTTGATGATGCCCTTACCGTACACCAGACCATCTTGTGCGACACGCCGGTACTGCTTCTGCATCCCGAACTCCGTCCACGCGTAGTTCATGTACGCAGAGGCGCGCTTCGCTGCATCGGCGAGATTTGCGTCCTTCTTAGGAATGAGTTCGAACCTCGGCTTGGTTCGCACTAGAAATGGGATGAAGTCCTGTACCGTGGAGCCAGTGACATTGACGGTAATCTCGTTGGCGGGATCCTGAGAACTCAGATCGATAGACATAATGTCCACGTCTGGATCCACACCCCAATGCCTACCAACGAACAAGCGGCGGCTCCGGTCCATCACCACGTCGCCAAACGGAGCTGTCTTTCGGTGCTCGATTGTTTTCTCGATACGCTCGCGCCACAGCTTCTCAGCTTCCGGCCCCTTGTCTTTTTCCCACTTGATGATTTCCATTATTGTCTCGCGTCTACGTAGCGCTGCTTGTCAATGAGGCCCATCCACCAATCGAAGGAGCCCTCTGGCTTCTCCGGTTCTCTACGAGCAGCACGAACCGTCCCCATCGATATCGCCATTTGGTAGGCGAGAGCCAACGAGGTGACGAGATCGTCATGCTCACCAGACGACGCACCAAGCGACCCGTTAGTATGTTTGACGTAGTAGCCAAGTTCTGCAATAGTGCGCTCGTCCAAAAGAAGGAGCGTATCCTCGCGTAGCGTAGCGCGAAGATCAGTGATGGCGACGTTCTTTGTCGCTTTGTTGGAATGCCATCCAAACTTCTTCTGGACCGCTTTGTACTTGGCGTCAAACACCTCGCGCTGGTAGAGAAGAGGATAGCGCAACGCCTTACCAAGTACGAGATTCGTGGCGAAGCCAGGACCGTTGACTTCGACAGCCATCGTCGCGGCGTTGTACCAGCGGCCAAGCGCATCAAGCGCGTGCCCAAAGTCGTCCGGGTCAATCGGAGGCTGTGTCTCTTCATCATCCCTGTAGCCCGCGTGGAATACGGCAACCTGTCGCATTTCCGGCACGCGAAGAACCTGCGCAGCGGAGGCGTCTCCGTGCGACACACCCTCCGAGACATCAGCACCGATAGCGTAGCGCGCTCCCTTCTGTGGCCGCTCGTAGACACGCAACGAGCCATACTTCGCACGGGTGAAGCCTGGTGACGGTTTGCGATGAAAGCGATAGCGCTCAACCGGATGCAACGAAGTAGCGCCGTCCTCACCGTAGAGAGCAGTGCGCATGTCCGACAACTTCTGCGTGTCGAAGACATGGTCACCACTTGTGAGGAAAGCCTCTTCCGCGTAGATCGGGTACTCTTGCCGGAAAAGATCGAGACTGCCCTGGTGAGCCACACGGATCGAGTGTCGCCTCCAGGCCAGTCGCGCCAAGCACTCGTTCTGAAACCACTCCTCATCTTCCGACTCCGCTGAACACCAGTAGCGAAGCTCGCTACGAATGTACACAAGCACTCGAAGCTCGTCACCGTACGGACCATCCGCTATGTCGTCCAGGTCCGAGAGACCGTTCGGTAGCTCGTCGCCCCACTCGTTCATCCGATACGTCTCGTCGGCTACCCACGAGACGAACAGCTTGATGAAGCCATTGTCGGACTTGTCCCAAAAGGACTTTGCATACCCTAGACCAAACGCCGTGGTCTCGATGAACACGAACGTCTTTCGCAAGTGCGGCACCGTAGCCATCAGAGTAGCCATCGATGTAGCCACGTCTGCACGAATCTTCTCGTAGCGAGCGAACTCCGAGAGGTGCACAAAGTGCAACGTGAAGCTCGCGCCTAGATGCGCGTTGTCGGCGGTCTGAACCATAAGGGAAGACTGGAGACCGATATCCGGTAGTTCCCCCCGCTCGTCCGCTAGCCGCACTTCCTCGTCGCTCGGCTCCCGCGCAAACCGCATCTCCTTGCGATTCGAGCGCTTGGTCTCCGGTCGCACATCGGGCTGACTCATCGAGTGAAAAATCTGATGTTTCCCGAACAACTCCGCTGCGGAATCCAGCGAGTGCGAGACGGTCAGAGAGTTCCGGTACGGATGTAAGGTGTCCAACCAGTACTCCAACGCCTTGATCACGGTGGAGAACCCCAACTGGCGTGCCTTCAGCACGTACATCCTGATCGGCTTCCCAGCGTCCAACTGCTGCTGCACCTTCGACCAAAACAGCAACTGAGCGCGATTCAGGCGAAAGGGTATTAGCCTTCCGTCCTTCGTCTTGATATACAGGTTTTCTGCGCAAAAGGCCGGGAAGTCCTTCTTCCACCGAGTCACCCGCTGGGCAAGTGATTCCACTTTCGAGGTCGATGTAGTCATAACCCGCTAGATGCTTCTCCCGATTCGGGCAGGACTCACGAAGACACGCTGGCATTTAGCGCCTCTTCCTCTAACGCGAGACGTGATGTTATCGCAGTCAGCGACTCGTCGCGCTCCGCAACCTCCGCTTCGGCTTTCTTGCGCTCCCGATCCTTGCGCTTGCGCTCCTTGACGTCTACGGTTTCGAGCAGTCCGTTGAGGAACTTGATTGCTCCCATACGGTCTGTGGCACGAGCCCGCGTGTCGCGCATGATTGACAGCGCAGTCTGCGCGCACTCGCCGAAGAACTCAATACCGACGTTAGCCTGAACCAGCGCCCTCGCGTGCACGAGAAACTTCGGATCTTCGATGGTTCTTCGCACTTGCTCTTCGGTTGCACCGGTCGCCTCCGCAGTATCCGCCACACTACGCGTGCGTGCGTACTCCTCGATGACCGCGAGCTTCGCGGCTTCGTCCATTCGCTCAGACATCTAGCAGCAGTCCCTCGGGCCGCTTGGTCCGTGGATGGCTTCCTCGCGTGTCAGCGACTGGACGCCGTCTTCCGCCATGGAG